GTCGTGGCCGACATCGACATCGGCAGTGGCGCCGGCAACGTCCAGTTCACTGGCACCGTGGTCAACGGCCAGAACGTGACGGTGACCGGTCTCACGCTCACCGCCGGCAACTAGGCCACCGCACCCCAAGGCATTGGCGTGGCCGTTCCCGCGCTCAGCACCTACAGCGCCGCCACCGGGCAACCCATTTCGGGCGGGCGGTGGCCTGGCGGTGTGCTGTCAGGTAACGCTGACCTGGAGGCTGCGCAGGCGGCCGGCGCGCTGGGCGTCAACGCCTCCGGTGTGTCGGGCAACGTCACGCTGGCCGATGCTCAGGCGGCCGGTACGCTGGCCAGCGACCCGGGCAATGTGCGCATTGCGATCTGGGGCCAGAGCAACGCCGTGGGCCGCGCAGACGGCACGGACCTGTCCTCCTCGCCGCTGTCGTCCGACGCCGAACTGGCGCAGTATTGGTCCGGCGCGCTGACCTTTTCGCGCGTGTTCATCTGGAATGGCAGCGCCTACGCCACGCTGACCGCTGCCAACAACGGCGCCACCTCCGGCCAGTTCGGCAGCGAGTTCGGCTTGGCCGTGCGGTGGATGCGCGAAACGGCCAGCGGGAACCTGTACTTTGAGAAGTGGGCATCCTCCGGCACGTCGATCACGTCCAACATCTTCACCCCCGGCGTGTGGCCGTACACCACGGGGGCCGGATACCGCACGAGCGGCAATTCGTGGCTTGCGTCAAACGGCATCACGATTGCGCGCGACGCATGGGTGTGGAACCAGGGCGAGAGCGATGCAGCGATGTCCGAGTCGACCTACCGCGGCTATCTCGACACCCTGATGGCCGGCCTGGCAGCCGACAACGTGCGGCCGGCCGGAAACACCGACATCCTGATTCAGATCCCCAGCGGCACCGCCGGCTATGGCTCCGGTGTCGTCGCAGCCAAGGCGGCCAAGGCAGCAGCAGACCCGACGCGCACGCTGACGCTGACGGCGCCGGCCTACATGAAGGCCGACAACCTGCACCAGAACGGCCGCGGTCAGGTGCAACTCGGATACGACATCTTCGAGCAGCTTTTCAGCCGCTCGCACATCGCTGTTTAAGGGCAGAGCATGGCCGTCGCACTCGACGCAACCAGTCAAGGCACAGTCAGTGGCGCGGCATCGCTGACCATTTCGCACACGGTCGGCAGCGGGTCTAACCGATATCTGCTGGTGGCGGTCATTTGCACCAACTCGACCGACTACCTTGCGGCGGGGTCCTGCACCTATGGCGGCGTGTCGATGGGTTCACCCGTTGTTACCCCGTCGAGTTCGTCCAACGTCAACACGTACATGTGGGGAATGGTTGCCCCGCCCAGTGGAACGGCGAACGTCGTCATTACGCCCAGCGGTTCGGCGTATCTCGACTGCCTTGTGATGAGCTTCGCCGGTGTTGACCAAGCGACACCCGTGGCGGCCACGGCAAAGAACTCGACGACTCAAACATCGCCCGGCCCAACGCTCACCATTGCGCTGCCCACCAATGGCCTGATTGCCGACTTCTTCACCGCACGCGCCACCGGCCAGACACTGACGCCTGGCACCAACCAGACGCGCGCTGGCACCACCATTGCCGGCGGCGTTTCCACGTCAAGCGGCAGCACGAAGACCGCAGCGGCGGACATGGCGTGGTCGGGCTGGGCTGGCTCCCTAGCGCTCTCTACGGCCGCTGTCGCTCTGGCCGCCTCGGTGTCGTCCACGCTGAGCGGCAACGTCACGCTTGACGATGCGGTCGCCGCGGGAACGCTCGGCAGCTCGTCCAGCGACCTCAGCGGAGGCGTTACGCTGGCCGATGTGGTGGCTGCTGGCACGCTCGGCCTGCAGCCCGGCACCATCAGCCTGTCGCTGGTGAACGAGAACAACGGCCCGCAGGCCAGCATCACGATTCCCTGGCTGACTTTCCAGCGCCTGACCGACGCGGTGCAGGTGCTTGCCTTGGCCAGTCAGTCCACCAATGGCGCGGCGGCGCTCACCGTGACCAACGGCGCGCTGGTGCAGGGCACCTGGTACGTGGTCACCGGATGGCACACCGACGGCACGAAGGCCGGCGTGTGGGTCAAGCAGGCCACCTGACATGGCTGATGTCTACGGCGCACCGCCTGGCGGCCTGAGCGGCGACTTCTACGGCGGCCACCCGATGGGGCCGCTGGCCGAAGCTGTGCCCAGCGCCGGCCTCAGTGGCGCGGGCTACCTGTTTGCCGGCCTGACATTCCCGGCCGACACCGGCAAGCGTGTGCGCGGCCCCATCACGCGCTGGCCGGTCGCGGGCGCGCTGACCGTGTACGGCGACAGCTCGTTCGACTACAGCGGCGCCACCGATTACGCGCTCTACCGGCTCTACACCGACGGCGTGGCCAGCACGGCCGACATCGGGTTCGGACCGGGCATCGGCAAACTCGACCTGCAGATCGGCGTGGACGGCGGTGCACTTTCGGGTGGCGTCACTCTGGATGGCGCCACGGCGAGCGGTGCGCTGGCAGGCAACAACCCCAGCGCATTGGGGGGCAACGTGGATCTGGCGTTTGTGTCCCCGGGCGGGGTGGTCGGTGGATTCAGTCCCTTGTCCGCGCCGGTCGGCGCACACCGTCGCGCCCAGCTCGCCACCCGCCGGGCCCGGCTCAGCACGAGAACCCGATGACCCTGAAGCTCATCACCCCGCCGGCCGAGTCCATCACGCTGGACGAAGCCAAGCTGCACCTGAAGGTCGAGCACGCGGCCGACGATGCGCTCATCTCGGCGCTCATCACCTCGGCGCGTGAGCAGGCCGAACACGAAATCGGGCGTGGCATCGGCAGCCAGACCTGGCAGGTGGCGCTGGACGCCTTCCCGGCCGAAGGCATTGACCTGGCCCTGCCGCCCGTGTCGGCCGTCAGCTCGCTGGTGTACGTCGACACCGCCGGCGTGCAGCAGACCCTGGCGCCCGAGGCCTACACGCTCGACACCGAATCCGACCTCGAAGCCTGGCTGCTGCCGGCCGAAGGCTACAGCTGGCCCACCACGCTGGACACGGCCAACGCCGTTAAGGTGACCTTCAGCTGCGGCCTGGCCACGGTGCCGGCCTCGGTGCGGCAGTGGATGCTGCTGCGCATCGGCACCCTGTACACCGTGCGCGCGGAACTCGTGGCCGTCGTCAGCCTCAACACCCTGCCCAACGCCATGGTCGACCGCCTGCTCGACCGCTACCGCGTGCCCAGCGTATGACCGTGGTGCTCAACATCGGCGCGCTGGACCAGCGCGTCACCCTGCAGGCGCCTGTCGAAGCTGACGACGCGCTCGGCCAGGCCGTGCGCAGCGGCTGGACCGACGTGGCCACGGTGTGGGCGCGCGCCGAACCCCTGCGCAGCCGCGAGCTGCTGGCCGCCAACGGCCGGCTGGCCGAAGCCACCGTGCGCTTCACCATTCGCCACCGCGCCGACGTGCTGGCCACCTGGCGCGTGCTGTGGCGTGGCCAGGCGCACGCCGTGCTGGGCGCGCCCATCGATCTGCAAGGCGCCGGCCAGGCGCTGGAACTGCTGTGCGCCAGCGGGGCGAAGGCGGCATGAGCGCCGGCGCGTTTGCGGTGTCGGTGAACCTGGGCGACGTGGAGCGCATGCTCGACGACGTGGCCAGCAGCTGCGAAGCCGCCGCCCGGCCCGCCGCCCAGGCCGGCGCCCAGGTGCTATACGACGACGTCAAGCGCAACGTGGGCCGGCTGAAGAAGCACACCGGCAAGCTCGACCGCGCCATCTACCAGGCCTACAGCGCCGACCAGAGCGACCCGCGCCGCGCCGTCTACCACGTCAGCTGGAACGCCCGCAAGGCGCCGCACGGCCACCTGGTGGAGTTCGGTCACCTGCAGCGCTACGAGATCACCTTCGACCGCAACACGGGCCGCTTCATCACCCACAAAGACCGCCCGCTGGCCGCGCCGCGCCAGGTGGCCGCCCAGCCATTCATCCGGCCGGCCATGGCGCGCTTCGAACAGGCCATCACCGCGGCGCGTGAACGTTTCCTGGCCGACCTGCAGAGCAAGGGCGTGGTGACGGCATGAGCCTCGACCTCGAAGCCGCGCTGGTGGCCACGCTGAAGGCCCGCTGCCCGCGCGTGTCGCCCATGGTGGCGCCGCTCGACACGGCCATGCCCTACGCCACGTATCAGCACATCGGCGGCCGGCCGCTTGGCTACATGGACAACACCGCCGCCGACAAGCGCCACGCGATGGTGCAGGTGAACGTCTACGCAGCCACCGCCGCCGCAGCGCTGCAGCTGCTGCAGGACATGGCCGCCGATCTGCGCGCACACGCCGCGCTGGTGGCCACGCCCGAGAACGAACCCATTGCCGACCCGCAGCCGGACTTTGAGCGCTACGGCTACCTGCAGGACTTCTCCATCGTCGGCGTGCGGTAGACCGCAAGCACCGCCAGCACACCACCGCACACGGCCGACAAGGCCACCCAACCAGCCGCCAAGGGGCAACCCGAGGCGGCTTTTTCTTGCCCGTCGAGGGCGCAATCCGGCCCGCAACAGCGGGCCTTCCAACGTCTGAAAGGCCCACGTCATGGCACAAGTACCCACCGGTACCACCTTCTTCGTCTACACCAGCCTGGCCACGGCCAAGGCGGTGACCGTCGTCACCAACGCGGCCGAAGCTGTCGTCACCGCGCTGGCGCACGGCTTCTCCAACGGCGCCGTCGTGATGATGTACAGCGGCTGGGGCCGGCTCAACCGCCGCGCCTACCGCATCAAGAGCGTCACCACCGACACCTTCGTGCTGGAAGGCTGCGACACCACCAACACCAACTTCTTCCCGACCGGCTCGGGCATTGGCACCGTGCAGTTGGCGCAGACGCCCATCCAGGTCACGCAGGTGCTGTCCAGCAACACCTCGGGCGGCGACGCCAAGCGCACCAACTACAAGTACCTGGAGTCGGACGTCGAGTTCTCCATCAACGACGGTTTCAACCCCGTCACGCGCACGATGGAAATCGACGCCGACGCCTTCGGCGGCACGGCCTACAACCTGCTGCGCACCCTCACCGAGACCGGTGCCGACACCGTGATCAAGACGGTGCTGAAGAACGGCAGCTTCACGCTCACGCCGGCCGTGGTGGCGCTGAACGAGGAAATCGTCTTCCAGGACGGCAACGTCAACCGCGTGCGCGTCGACATCTCGGGCACCAACCGCAGCGTGCGCTACTGATCCAGGCGGCCTTCGCCTGACTGGCCGGCTCGATCCCGGCCTCCCCTGCACCGACCCGGCCGGTGTCTCCCTTTTGCGGGGGAGCGCCGGCCGGGCACGGGCGTTCACCTTCCCCGCAAAGGACCTCTCCCGCCATGGGCCACAAGATCACCCTGGGCAGCCGCCCCAAGACCTTCTCGCGCGTCGTCACCGTGCCGCTGCACGAAGGCGTCGAGGGGCAGCTCGAAGTCACCTTTCGCTACCGCACCCGCACCGAGTTCGGCAAGCTGGTCGATGACATGGCCGCCGCGGCCGACGTCACGCCGCCCAAGTCCGACGCCGACGAAGACGTGGTGTTCAGCCTGCGCGCCGCGCTGGAAGCCAGCCGCGACCGCAATGCCGACTACCTGCTGCAGGTGCTCGACGGCTGGGGGCTGCCCGAGCCCTTCGACCGCCCGCACGTGCAGCAGCTGTGCGACGAACTGCCCGGTGCCGCGCTGGCGCTCATCGAAGCGTACCGCCAGGCCTGCGCCGAGGGTCGACTGGGAAACTGAGGGAGGCCGCCCGCGCGGCCTACACCCGCATTCCCAGCGCCAAGGAAGCAGCAGCCCAAGGCTTCAGCCCTGCCGACTATGAGCAGCAGGTGTCCGTCTGGCCCGAGAACTGGCGCGCGTGGTGCCTGTTCCTCGAATTCCAGACCCAGTGGCGCACGGCCGGCATGACTGGCGTGCGCGTGGGCCTGGAGTACCTGCCGCTGATGCAGCGCCTGGACCGCGTAGCGCGCAACGCCGACGACTGGGAAGACCTCTTCACCGACGTGCGTGTGATGGAAATTGCCGCGCTAGACCAGATGGCCGAACAAGCCGCTAGCACCTGACCGCCTGAACGAAAGCAGCCATGGCTGACACCCGCAAAGTACAGCTCGCCATCGAAGCCGACGCCAGCGGCGTGCGCCAAGGCACGCAGCAGGCGAAGGACGCCGTGCGCGACATGGCGCGCGAGGTCAAGACCGCGGCCACTGATGCCAGCCGCAGCCTGGCGGGCATGGGCGACGGCGCCGACCAGGGCGCCGCCAAGGTCGACCGCGGCACGCGCGGCATCATCGCCAGCATCGAGCGCACCACTGCTGCGCTGAAGGCGGGTGAACGTGGCACCGCTGCGTTCTACGAGCAGCTGGCCGGCGCCCGTGGCGCCAACCTGGCGCAGCTGCAGCCGTACCTCGACCAGTTGCGCCAGGCCGAGGCACTGCACAAGAAGGCCACCGGCACGCTCGACAGCATGGGCGTGTCGGCCGCGCAGACCAAGAACGCGCTGCGCCAGCTGCCGGCGCAGTTCACCGACATCTTCACCAGCTTGTCCAGCGGCCAACAGCCGTTGACCGTGCTCATCCAGCAAGGTGGGCAGATCAAGGACAGCTTCGGCGGCATTGGCAACGTGGTGCGCGGCGTGGTGAGCGCCATCAACCCCTTTGCCGTGGCCGTTGGCCTGGCCGGCGGGGCGCTGGTTGGCCTGGCGCTGGCCTACAAAGCCGGCGCCGCCGAGGCCGACGAGTACCGCAAGGCGCTCATCCTCACGGGCAACGCCGCCGGCACCAGCACCGGCCAGATGGCCGCCATGGCAAAGGCCATCGCCGGCACCGTCGGCACGCAGGCGCAGGCGGCCGATGTGCTGGCCCGGCTGGCGGCCACGGGTGAACTGTCGGCCGGTAGCTTCAGCAAGATGGCCGAAGCCGCCATTCGGCTGGAACGAGTGGGCGGCCCGGCGGTGAAGGAAACGGTCAAAGCCTTTGCCGACCTGGCCAAAGACCCGCTGCAGGCCAGCATCAAGCTCAACGAGAGCACCAACTTCCTCACGCTCAGCCTTTACAAGCAGATCAAGGCGCTGGACGAGCAGGGCAAGAAGACGCAGGCCGCCAAGCTGGCACAAGACGCCTTCGCCGCGGTGTCGATCGAACGCACGACCGAGCTGGAGAAGAGTGCCGGCGCGCTCGAGCGCGCTTGGCTCGGGGTGAAGGACGCGATCGGCGGCGCGAAGGACGCGCTGCTCGGGCTGGGCCGGCAAGCTACCGGGACCCAGGAGCTGACCGAGTTGCGCGCCAAGCTGGCAACCGCTGAGGCAGCACCAGAGGGGCAACGATCGGCCGACCGCACGCGATTCATCGTTGATGCTCGTGCCCGCATCGCGGTGCTGGCCGAGCAAGTCAAGCAAGAGAACGCGGTCGCGGCGGCATCCAGCGAGCGTGCCAAGGCGACGAAAGACGCCATCCAGGTCGACAAGGGCGCAAAGGACGCTGCCCGTGAAGCTGCCGCCGAAGAGAAGAAGCGCGCGGCCATCATCGCTGAACTGTCTGGCGTGCAAGCCGACTACGGTGAGCAGCTCGGACGCCTGCAGGCCATGCGCAAGGCTGGCACGCTGACCGAAGAGCGCTACGTTGCGCTGGTCACCGCGCTCATCGCCAAGCAGCCATACGCGGTGCAGCTGACCAAGCAGCAGACCGATGCTGACGAACGCCGATCCAAGGCGCTGAAGGAGCAGCTCGACGCCGAGAACAAGCGCGCCGAGGCGCTGGACAAGCAGCGCCAGGGCTTCGAGCAGCACCTGCAGCAGCTCGACGACGAGTACATCGAACTCACCCGCGGCAAAGACGCCCGCGAGGCCGTGGTGCAGAAGCGCCTGGACGACGCAGCCGCCATGGCCTACCAGGTGGCCAACGAGGCCATCCTGGAGCAGGGCTACACCGCCGAGACCGTCAAGCTCTGGGCGCTGGCCGATGCCCAGCAGGCCGTGGCCGATGCGCGCCGCCGCAACACCGGCCAGGCGCAGATCAACGACGTGGTGGCCGACGCCAAGCGCGCCACCGACGCGTGGGTCGACGACATGCGCAGCGGCCTCACGTCGGCGTTCAAGCAGGCCTTCAGCCAGGGCGGCAACTTCGGCAAGAACTTTGCCCGTGCGCTGGCGGACGAACTGAAGACCCGCATGATCGCGGCCATTGCCGACGCGCTAGCCGTGCAGGTGCTGGGAGGCCTTGGTGTCAGCGTTGCGTCTGGCGGTGCGGCGGGTGGGTCAGGCTTTGGCGGTGTCGTGCAAGGTGCCGGCACGCTGAACAACCTGTACAACCTGTACAGCGGTGGTGGCGGCGGCCTGGGTGGTGCAATGGCTGCGGCCAACTACGCGAACGTTTACAGCGGTTCCGCCTACGGCACGGCGTATGGTTCGCAGCAGTCGGCGATGCTGGCCGCCCAAGAGTCCGGCATGGTGAACGCCAGCACGGCAAGCTGGGGTGCCTACGCCGGCTACGCCGCGCTCATCTACGCCGCGGCCATGTACGGGTCGAGCCTGTACGACAAGGGGTGGACCGGCTCCAACCAGATCGGCGACAAGGCCTGGTACCAGATCTCGCCCGAGAACATGAAGACCAGCGTCCTGAAGGGCCTGGGGCTGTCCGACAAGTGGTCCGAGATCCTGGGCGGCAGTGTGCGGCTGAACCACATGTTCGGCTACAGCGCGCCGCAGATCACCGACTCTGGCATCAAGGGCACCATCTCGGCCGGCGACTTCACCGGCTCGGCCTTTGCCGACGTGAAGTCCAAGCCGGGCTTCGTGCGCCGCCTGTTCGGCGCCGACGACAAGACCTGGACCGAACTGAAGGCGCTGCCCGACGACTTGGCGCGCTTCTTCGACGACGCGGCAAAGTCGGTGCTCGAACAGGCCAAGAACTATGGCGCCGCGCTGGGCCTGCCGGCCGATGCGCTGGCCGGCATCAGTACCGACATCAAGCTGTCGCTGACCGACGACGCGGAGAAGAACAAGACCGAGATCGCCAAGGCCATGGGCGCCTACGGCGACGCGCTGCTCGACGCCTGGAAGAGCGCACTGGCGCCCGTGGCTGCTTACGGGGAGTCGGCCGCCGACACCATTGCCCGCGTGGCCACGGCCATCATGGACGTGAACGATGTGTTCAAGGCGTTGGGCATGTCCGCCCTTGAAGCCTCGGTGGCGGGCGGCCAGGCGGCGCTGGAACTGCAGAAGATGTTCGGTGGCCAGCAGGGCCTGGCTTCGGCGGCCAGCGGGTTCCTGGGCAACTTCTACAGCGAGGAAGAACGCAAGGCCATCGCCCGCGACAACATCGCCAGCACGCTGGGCGGCGTGGGCCTGAGCATGCCGACCACGCGCGCCGAGTTCCGCGCCATGGTGGACGACCTGGTCAAGGGCGGCGCGCTCATGACCGACGAAGGCCGCAAGCAGGTGGCCACGCTGCTGGCCGTGCAGGAAGCCTTCGCCGGCATCACCGAAGCCGGCCGCAGCGCAGCCGACATCCTGACCGAACGGCAGGGCCTGCAAGACCAGCTCGACCAGATGCTGGGCAACACCGCCGCGCTGCTGGCACGCGAACGCGCCAAGCTTGACCCCAGCAACGTGGACCTGTTCGACGCCATCCAGGCCGCCAAGGCGCAACAGGAAGCCGACCAGCTGGCCGCTGATGCAGCCAAGGCGCAGCAGCAGGCGGCCGAGGAATCGGCCCGCGCCTGGCAAGAGGCCGCCGCGGCCGCGCAGCGCGCTGCCGAAGAGTCGCGCAAGATGTGGGGCGAAGCTGCCAAGGCACTGCGCGAAGAGATCGACCGCCTGCGCGGCGTGAACCGCGACCCGCTGTCCAACCTGGGCGGCGCGGCACGCGAGTTCGCCATCCTCACCGCGCAAGCCCGCGCCGGCAGCCTGGACGCGTTCCAGCGGCTGCCTGGTGCATCCAGCGCGTGGGAGAAGGCGGCCGAAGCCGCCGCCACCAGCGCAGACGAGCTGCGCATCATCCGCAACCGCATTGCGGCCAGCCTGGCGCAGACCGACGCCATCGTCGCCACCAAGGTGGTGCCGGGCTTTGCGTCCGGTGGCTACCACGTCGGCGGTGCGCGCATCGTGGGCGAACGCGGCCCCGAGCTGGAAGTGACAGGCCCGTCGCGCATCGTGCCCTTCGACCAGCTGCTGCAGGCCGGCGCCGCCGGCGGTGCCCAGGTCGCCGAACTGCAGGCTGTGCGCACCGAGCTGGAACGCCTGCGCGCCTTCACCGAGGCGGCGCTGCCCGCCATTGCGCGCAACACCGGCGCCGCCGCCTCGGTGCTGGACGACGCCGCCCGCGGCAAGCGCGGCCTGACCACGACTGCGAGCGCCTGATGAGCCTGACCGTTGTTCTGCCGGCCACCATCACGCCGGCCATGGTGACCGCCAACACCCTGGCGGAAACGTTGCCCACCTGGGCCGCCGGCACCACCTACGCCGACAAGGCGCGCGTGGTGGGCAGCGACGGTGCCAGCGTCTTCGAGTCGCTGCAGGCCGGCAACGTCGGCCACGACCCACTGGCCGAAGACTTGACCGCGCCCGTGTGGTGGGACCGCGTGGGCGCCAGCAACCGCTTCGCGCTGTTCGACGGCGAGGCCAGCTTGCCCAGCACCGCCACCAGCAGCTTCAGCGTGACCGTGCGGCCTGGTCCGGTGGGCGCCATCGGCCTGCTGGGCATGAGCGGCATTTCCAGCGTGCGCGTGCAGGTGCGCGACCTCATCACCGGCCTGGAGATCTACGCCCGCGAGGAAGACCTGCTGGCCGAAGGCATCGACACGCCGCTGGAATTCTTCTATGCCTGGCCGCGCGTGTTCGCGTCGGAGAGGGCCTGGGTCGACATGCCGGTGTTCAGCATGCCCGAGGTCACGCTCACCTTCAGCGGCACCGGCGCTTTGAGCCTGGGCGAGGTGGTGCTGGGCATGCCTTACCAGCTGGGCGAGACCGTGCGCGGCGCCACCTTTGGCATGAACGACTACAGCCGCACCGAACGCGACCGCTGGGGCCGGCTGACCTTCGCGCCTGGCGACTTCAGCCGCGCGCCCAGCGTGCCGTTCATCTTCCCGTCCGAACGCTTCCCCAAGGTGGTGGCGCTGCTGCGGCGCTTCCGCGGCCGGCCGTGCCTGTACGTGCCATCGCAGGCCGCGCGCCTGTCGCCGTTCATCACCTACGGCGTGTATCAGCGCCTGCGGGTCGACATGCAGACCCTGAGCACCACCTACGCCAGCCTCGACCTCGAAGGCGTGGCCGAGACGAACTGACGCGCCAGCCACAGGAGGCACCCGCCACATGAGCACCTTTCCCATCATTCCCGCCTTCCCAGCCGATGGCGACCCGGCGTTCAACGCCAAGGCACGCGCCGTGATGGACGCGCTGGCCACCGGCAGCGTGGAGGCGAACGCTGCCTTCGGTCAGCTGTCGTCGGCCATGACCACGCTGGAGGCGTCGGTCAACGCCACCGTGTGGGTCAGCGGTACCGCCTACACCGTGGGCCAGCGCGTCTACGACCCAGGCAACAACTACCTGATGTACGTGCGCCTGATCGCCGGTGCCGGCGCCACCAACCCCAACGCTGACCCGACCAACTGGCTGCTGCTCAGTCACAAGGCGCTGCCGCTGGTGGTGGTGACGGGCACCACGCACACGCTGACCAAGAACACGCACGCGATCTTCACCAACGCGGCCAAGTGCACCGTCACGCTGCCCGCGTCGGCCTCGTCCGACGACGAATGGGCCATCACCTGGTCCAACGGCCGCACCGACAACGAATACCTGCCCAACGGGCTGAAGCTGCTGGGGCAGACCGACGCCATCGCTGAAGACCTGACCGCCGGCGGCACCGTCTTCGGCCGCTACACCACCACCGACTACGGCTGGAGCCTGAACTGACATGACCACCGCACGCAGCGCCATCCAGGGTACCCCCACGCAGAAGTGGGTGTCGGGCCGCACCTACGGCCTCGACGCCATCGTCTGGAGCCCGATCAGCAAGCTGACCTATGTCCGCATCGTGGCCGGAGCGGGCACCACCGACCCCAGCGCGGAC